ACACTGAGTTTAATAAAAGAGTTGTAATTTTGTAGTAGGATAAATACAAACCTATTTACATATTAAAAATACAGCTAAATTAAAACGTATAGCTCCGTTGGGGTTAGAATTACAGCCGAGAATTCTCACTCTTACTACCTTACACACAGGGTCAACTTACCTGCTATCGGAATAGTGCTCTTCGGAATTAAAAATCCTATCATGTTTATTAGAACTCGGATTTAAAACTCCTGTATAGTTTAGTCTCATTCCGGAGAGATTTTGTTCACATCAACTCAAGTAAATCGTAGAACGTAGTACCAACAATAATGCCTACAGTTGCACTGTATAGCAATAATTGTGGCATAGGTAATGCGAAATTGATGGTACAGAATACACTTAAATTCCACAGAAAATGGAAGAAAATGGAGGTGTTTCTGTTGCACCATCTAAATTGAATCAAAGCTAGAATGTAATGTATATGGATTGTGCAATACCCATTAATAATACTTTCAACTATACCAAACAATATCTTTGACTCAAGAGTTACAAAATGCTCCTCTATAAAAGGCGCTATGAATACCGCTCGAAATTCGTAACTTACGTTAAGAGGTAACAGAATGAGATTCACAAGCTGAGTCACTATAACTACAGACATAATCTCAAAAAATAATCGACTGCATTTTCCTTTAACATAGTCGAAATTTTCTTTCTCTCGAGGAGTCATCTTTTGTAGAGGAATCCAGTGAGCTTCAGAAGTAATAATTTCAACTTCTTCTTCGACTCCATAGATAGAGTTTGCAATTTCATCATATCTTTTGAAACACTTGATAACATCATCAAACTCACGATTGTAAAAACTTGCATAACGTGTTGCAAACTTCACTCTTAAATCATCATACTCTTGTGGTGGTGTCCAGAAAAATAGTTCTCTTAGAGCTGAAATACAACTAGATAGCATTTGCCCTTCAACAGATTCTAGTTTAGAAGGTAAATAATAGCAAATAGTTTTCATGATAGATTTGCGTTCTAAAAGAGCAACCCAGTGACCTAAATGTTTATTGTAAACAAAAGTCCTTCTTAAAAAAGAAGTTTCGTTAAAATCCAATAAAGGTTTGAGTTCTTGAGTTTTCTGAGCACTAGTATACCTAATTCCATAGACATCACGACAAACCGTCTGGTAAGTAAGATTGTTGAAAAACTTTTGAGCTTTTGGCTTAATAGCTGACAACAAATCATCACCATAAATTCGTGGTAGTACATGTTTGAAGAAATCACCAAGTTTCTCATCACATTCAAGATGGAACCAAGCATAGACAAGCATAATCAAACCTCGTAGAGAGTTTTCTTCTGCTGTTCCATACTTACCACTTGGTTGCAACGAAGGAGCTCTAAAAAGTGTGCGTCCCATGATTAACACAGGATTCAAGTTTTCAGAGAGAATTCCTTTTATAACTTGCAGCGCGGGCTCAGAATATCCAAACAGCCTAAGAAGTTCATGGGTAACAGAATTTGACATGAGTCCCACATCGTAGGGCATGCTAGTATCAAAGTCTCCGTAGTCACCTTCCATCATCTTGTCCGAAAATTCAGTCATTGTTTTAACAAATACATCAACATCAGTCGAGTGCATGTTAATACCGATAGAAGTTCCAAAAATGTCACCATGTTCAACCATTAAAGAATAAAATGGCATAAGAAACATACGATTAACTAATGTTGAATCATATGGACTCATACTAAAAACACGAGTTTTTGCAGCTTTAACTTTTTCATAAGCACGAGGCTCATCTTTTAGTTGGGTGCCTAAAATGACATTAGCTTGGGCTCCGGAACTATATGCAGCTATCTGTTCATTGACTTGGTGTACAACATCAGCATGAGGCATGTACGCTTCATCTTTGAAAGATACTGAACATTTCTCGGAATACTTACTTTTTGGACCAGGATAAGCCCAACCACCAGAAGTGGATGCTTTCATTGGTCTCATATAGAAATCTTCTACGAAACCATTTTGAGCTACTTCAAGTGTAGTTGGTGTCAACTTATCAACCCCACGTTCTTTCAATTTAGTATGGAGATACTTAACTAAGTACTTAACCGTTTTGTCCATGATCCGAGGATCAAGAGACTTCTTAACAACTCCAGCTTTCTTCGTGAAATTATTAAATGGTGCAGCATATTCTCCATCTACGTTAATAGCACCCATAGGAGGTGGTGCAAACAATGGCAAACCATCCTTGAAACATGAAACTCCAGTTAACTCCTCAGCACACCTTGTAAATTTGGACGAACATACGTTACTCTTTCCTTTCTGTGGAAAAGGCAAAGAACCAATGTCACCAAATATAGACAAACCATAAACCTCTTCAAAGTTTAGAGGGCTGCGAGAATTAATTTCTTGGGTAATCGTTTGATGATCTTCAGGTAAGCGAAGTTTACCTTCAGATTGCACGTTTAGAAGTACACTGTTTTCTTCTAGTAGCCTAATTGCTGTAAGAACACAACTACCATCAATATACTCAGAATAGCAAACATCAGAAGTATTTGAGCCTGCGATATGTAGACCAACAAGCTTGACAGCTCGTCCACAGAGTGCAACTAGTGGTTCACCACACATGCCTTTTGCATGCACAGAATGAGAATACTTAAATGGACGCTCAGCTTTAAAATCTCCATAGTGTTCGTCTCCAATCACAAAGGGAGCAGCTTTGCGTACTAAAAGTGGAACATCATCGAACCATCCATTAGAACCAATTTCTTCAAAATTTTCGTATTCAACTTCAGAAGTGGTCAAATAAGGCCTAATGTCCTTGAAGAGTTCACCGCGAAGTCGAACAAGATAAATATCAGAGTTCACTTGGTAAATTTCTTTATCCACAATGGAAATGTTACGAACATTCATATCTGCGTCTTTAAGCGTAGTCCTGAAATGTAATAAACCAGTAGCAGAACTAGGAATCGCGTGACAGTTGATTAAGGCGTAATCTTGACATATTCCACAAACACGAGTGTTAGATGAAAAGTCATCACCTGTAATAGTAACCGAACGAACATTTCTTGCGATGGCGTTATAAGTTTGTTCCAAAGGATGCAGTTGAAGTTGATTGGATGCTGATAAGGGTACAGGACGTGGAACTTCCCAATTGATTGCATTACCCCGTTTAGCACGAGGAGGAGGTAGATCACATCCACAACGTTTTTCAGTTTCTCGAACTTCAGCCATACTTTCCTCTAAACTTTGTCCTTTACGATTAGTAAATAGAGCTTCAGTCTCGATAAGAGTGGTACAAGAACGATACATCTGATATGCAGAAACCATGCCTGTAAATAAGAGCACGTATGGCGCGTATGACTCAGAAATCTGGCGAGCAGCCGAATAAGAATTCGACAAGTTGAGATGACATCTAGTTAACTGGTAAGAGTTAGCAGAACGCTCCCAAGACTTGTTAGCTTTCGATCTCAAGCCATAAGCTAGAGCAGAACGAACAGGCACATAAGTACAATTCTCAACAAGATAACAACACATAGTAAGAAACCAATAGAACATAAGAGATCCAAACATACTGTTTAAACTACTAAAAACATTGCAAAGATTCTCACGAAATGAAATGGAATTATCAATTTCAGTAATTTCTTCTGTAACGCCCTCCAGAGGTTCTTCCACCTCATGGTGATAGATAACTTCTCTAACCTGTTTAGGAATGGTAATAGACTCTGACACACCAAGGTAGTCACTAATGTTGACTTTTTCAGAAACACTAACACGTTGCTCTTGGCTCTGAATATGTTCAATCATATCCTTT